CTATTTCTTCGCCTTGGCCAGCAGCTGCGCGATGGCGGGCTGACGCTTCAGCAGCGTTTCGTCGCCGGTGCAGATGCCCAGGATGGCTTCGTTCACGAAGCGATCGCCGTCGCCCTGGGAAATGGCCAGTTCACCCGGCCAGTACACGAACGGGCGAAAGCCGGTGTAACCCCCGAAGGAATTGCGCGAGTTGACCTCGCCGCAGACCACCCGCACCCCCGATAGGCCGGGGTTCACACTCAGGTTCCGGAACTTGGCGCTTTTCGGATCCTTCAGGCTGGCGCGGATGTCCCGCTGTGCCTGGTCCTGGAACCGGTCTTCTTCAGATACCGCACAGCCGGCCAGGGCCAGCGCAACGCACAACAGCACGGACTTCGTGCCCATGACTTCCTCCATCACGTGGCGCCCCCCGCCACTTGGATCGGGACGATAACCCACGTCTTGCAGATCTTGCAGCAGGCCTCGGCCGGCCCCTTGTCAGGGAAGCGCGTCACCCTGGCCAGCAGCATGCGATCGCCGGCGGCCCAGATCAGTTTTTTGCACGTCGGGCAGTGGATGTCGGCCGGGTGGACGGAACGCGCGGGGCGCAAGCTCAGCGTGGACATGCAATCACTCTCCAATGCGGGCGCGCACCTGCGCCCAGGTGGCGAACAGTTCGGATTCCTGCAGGCGGCCGTCGCGGAACAGCGCGCCCTTGTTTTTCCCCAGGATGGCGTCCTGCTGCTGCGCTGGCTGGCCACGCAGCCAGTCCGCCGGCGTCTGCTGGCCTGCGCGGTCTTCGTCCGTGATTTCGTCGTTGAACACGACGGTCAGGAAGCTCAGCGTTTCAGGGTGGGCGGGGTAGGGATGCTTGCCCTGCGGGTACACGCCTGGCCCCATGCCGTGCAGGTTGGCGCGCGCGTGCAGGTCGCAGACGTCGAAGCGCGGATGCAGGGGTGACAGATTGAACTTCACCGCGGCGACGTCTTCCTGTTCGAACACGCTGGACACGAAGGATTCGGTGAACGCCCGATTGATTTCCGTGCGCATCACGCGCAGCGCGTTGCGCAGCGGATTGCCTTCCCCAGCCATCAGCGCTTCGCGGGTGTGCCTGCTGATCACCTGGCCGGCCGCGTTTCGGATCGTCACCTTGACGTCCGCCGGTACCGCCTTGCCTTCGGCTATCAAGCGCTGCGCCGCCTGGCGTGCGGTGTCGCCGCGGATGATGGCGTTCTGGATCGTGCGGGTGATGGTGTCCTTCGTGGCCCTGTTGACCCGCCAGATCCGATCGGACAGCTGAAGGCCGTCGCTGCCGGTGTAGTCGAACAGCCACCGCAGCGTCCGTTCGACGTGGTTGGGCGCCAGCGGATCCGCCCGCAGCGGGCGGGTCAGATCCAGCACCCCGGCAAGGGCCTGGTCCAGTTCCCGGCCCCAGCGGCGGGCATGCTCGGCCAGCAGCTGGTCCAGGACCGGTTCGAAGGCGGCCAGGGCTTCGGGGGGCACGCTGCCGTCTTCCAGGGCTCGATCAGCCAGCCAGTCGGCCAGCTGGTCCGCCAGGCGCCCGTAAACGCCCTGGACGGCCGCTGCGGCGCCCTCGCGGCGCCTGATGGCCTCGACACGCGCCGCGGCTATGGCGCGCCGGATGCGCTCCCTGCGCTCGGCGGTGGTGGCCACGCTACCTGCCCTTCGGCGCGATGGCGACGTGATTGCAGACCGTGCCCCAGCGCGAATAGATCCAGACGTTCCAGGACAGCGGGTTGCGGTGCGGCAGATTCGGGTTCGTGGCCACTGCCTTCACCACGACGGGCTTCCACCAGGGAAGGCGACGCGGGCCATGCGCAGTGCCGAAGGCCGGCGCTGTGAAATCGGCGATGGCCAGGCGCAGCCTGCCCAGCTTGAAGCATCGTGTCTTCATGTGGCCTCAGTGATTGGTGATGGCGGTGGCGCTTTCGCCCTTGGGCGCGTTGTTCGGGGTGATCGACACGCGCGGACCCGCGCCGCTGCGCGCCACGATGGGCTGGCCGGTGGCGGGGTCGATTTCGTCCACGTCCTCGGGGTACGGATCCAGTTCGGCACGCTCGCGCTTCAGGGCCTCGCGTTCCGTTGCAGCATTCAGGCCGGCCGTTTCGAAGACGGTTTCCTGGCTGGCGCCTAGGGCCTGGACCTTCAGCGCGTGGTCGGCGCGCTGGTTCGGCGTGTCGGTCAGCCGCTCTTCGAAGCCCACGTTGAAGTCGTAGCCGTCAGGGTTGATGCCCTTCAGCAGCAGCTGCAGGCGGAAGCCTTCCAGGTAGACGCTGGCGGCCACGGTCTGGATCGCAGCCAGTTCTTCGTACCAGTCCTTTTTCAGGTCTTCCAGCACGTCGCGGCTCAGGTCGCCGATGTAGCCAAACAGGCCTTTTGGCATGGGCGTGCCGGCGGCGAACGTGTCCAGCAGGTGGACCACGTCGGCGATCTGATCCAGCTGGGCATCGCCCTGCACCGGATTCACCGCGCCCTTCTTGTTGCTGTAGTAGTCGCGCACCGAACCGCTGGCCTGGTCGGCTTCCACGCCAGCGCGGTACGCGCTGACCTCTTCCGACGTGGCGCCTTCCAGGATGTGCGACATGCGCATGGGCGCGCGCATGTGCCGGCGAATCACCAGGTCTTCTTCGGTCAGGTCCAGCTTGCGCCACACGGTGCGCGTGGCGTCCAGGTACGGGCGCCCCATCGAACCCCAATCGTCGAAGTTGCTGGGATCCAGCCGGCCCAGGGTCATCTGCCACAGCGCGAACTGCGCGATGGATCGGCCCTGCTCGACATCGATCTGATCGTAGGCGTGCGCCGTGTCGTTGAAGATTCCGTTGTCGCCGACGTTCGGGATGATCGTTTCGGACGGCATGCGAATCGCCGCGGCGACGCGCTCAGTGGGATCCAGCACCCACTGCATGGCCAGATTGCCTTCCATCAGGATGGCGCGCAGGTCGCTCTGCAGCTTCTGCGGGTTGTTGATCTTCGTGCGGGTGACGAACTCGCGCCACTCGCGTTCCAGCCGGGGCTGGCCGGTGGCGATCAGCCGCACGCCGCCCTTCGCCGCCGTGCGGGCGCTGCGGCTGTGGATCTTCTTCACCCGCCCGTCCATTTCGTCCATCCGGCGGATGTCGCGCACGGTCTGCAGATGCTTGGGGTCCACCCACCACCGGGCCCGCAGGCGTTGGACGTCGTCCCAGCTGCGGCGCGAGCCGGTCTCGCTGCTGCCGCGCGTGGTCTCGCCAGGGGCGCGGGGGGTGCCGGTGCGGTCGGTACGCGGCAGGAAGGGCAGGCGGTCGCGCAGGGATTGGAAGAAACGCATCACGGGCTCCTATAGCGCGCCCGCGGGCAGCAGCTGCGCGCGGTCTCGCTGACTGGTCAGGATTACGGTGGGCTGGTGCGCAGTGCTACGGGCGGCGAGCGACCACACCGCGGCGCACGCGGCATCGAAGTAGTCATCGCCCTTCTTCGGGTCGGCCATGACATAGCTGGGATAGGCCGCCTTGCTGGCCTTGCTCTTCACGTTCCCCAGCTGGCGGATGAAGGTGCGCAGTTCCGCCAGCTGTGGATCTCGCATGTCCTGGTCATCGAAGTACGGGACGATGGCGTGGCCGTTGTGGAACACGCCGCGCAACGCCATGGCCATCTGATGCTTCACCATGCCTTCGAATCGGATCGGGCTGAACGCCCATTCCGGCCAGGTGCTGGCTGTGCTTTCCCCGTCACCGATCGCGCGCCGATCGATGTCGGTAAGGCGTTCGCGGAACAGGTCATCGTTCAGCGGCGCGATCATGCCCACGCCGTAGGCGTCGCCCAGGGCCGTGTCGGGGCGGAAGTACTTCCACAATTCCAGCAGGTCGGCGCGCACCACGCTTTCGTCGGTACCGGCGGGCCAGGCACGCACGAAGGGGAAGAAGATCCAGTTGCCGATCATCTCGGCCACCACCAGGCAGTGGCGCGACGCTGATGGGTTCTCGCCGTGGCCACCGGCGTCGTATCCGAACCCGATCAGGCCGCGGCGCTTGTAGCGCGTGCCAGGCAGCGGGCCGGCCAGTTCGAAGCCGGCACGCAGGCCGATTTGAATGGCCTCGCGCAGCTTGCGTTCGTGGATGTGGTTCTTGCTGCTGACATTGACGCACAGCAGCTGCCGGATGTATTCGTCCGCGTCCAGTTCTTCGCGCATCTGCGCCATGAACGCGGCATTCAAGATGCCCAGCTCGATGCCCAGGTTCACGTCGATGGTGGTCAGGGCCTGGTATTGGCCGCCGGCGATCATCTCGCTGAGCGTGTCGGCGCCCTTGAACACGCCGGTAACGCGGATCTCTGGCCGGTTCTCCGAAGATTCGGATGCGCCCAGGCGACGGGTAGAACCCATCATCAGCAGGAAGCGGCTGTAGAGCCGATCCCGCGGCATGTCGTCCACTTCCTCCAGGCTGGCGGCGGTCATGTCGCCGCCGTCGACGTTGGCCATGATGCCGTAGGCCTTCGCGCGGCTGCGGTTGGCGAACTGGTAGTAGGTGTCCGCCAGCAGCGGGCGGTTGCCGCGCTGGCCGATGAAGGCCGTCAGGATCGGACTGCGCCTGATCGCTTCCAGGTGATAGTTCAGGTTCACGATCGCCTGCGCTTCGCGCGGGCCCACGATGCCTAGTTCCTGGTCTGGGGTCGTCGCGTTGCGCTTCAGGCCGTAAAGCTCCTTGATCGCGGTCTTGCCGGTGCGCCGGCAGCTGAAGTCGATCGTGTTCGGGTGCCGGTCCATCTCGATGCACTTCAGCACCTGCACCGGGTCCAGCGTCACGTTGTGGATGTGCTTGTGCCACAGGGCATGGTCATGCGCGTACCGCATGATTTCCGCCTCCGCCACGCTGCGCAGTCCATCGCGCTGGGCCCGGGAAATGCGTTCAGCCATCCTCGGCTTCTCCGCGCTGGTGTTCGATCAGCACCGGGTCGCGCTTCGTCGCCTCGCGGCTGCGCTGGATCATTGGGCCCAGCGCTTCCAGCGCCTTCGTCTGGCGCTCCTGGAAGGCCAGCAATGAACCCTCTGTGGCTTCGGACTGCGCCAGGTGGCCACGCATCACGTCCGCGTCGTCCTGGACCTTCGGCGTCATGCCCTGGCTGTTCAAGTCCAGGCCCAGCGACACCACCAGTTCCTTGATGATCTTGATCGCCGGGTGGATCTCGATCTTGAACAGCTGGACCAGCTGGCCAGACTCCGGGTCGTTGTACTTAGCCAGGTGGAACACGCCTTCGCGGTCGTAATACCACTCCGGCGTGCGCAGTTCGGCGCCGCGGCCGATCACCGACAGGATCAGGTCATTGATGATCGCGGTCAGGTTGGCGTGCAAGTCCGCGCGCATCTCGCCCAGCAGCTTGGGGTCGCCGGTTTCGAAGGCAATGTGGTGGCGCAGGAACAGTTCGGTCTTCTTCGTGCATGCCTGGCCTGTGGTGCAGCCACTGAACAGCAGTTCGCAGGACTCGCACTGCGCGTAACCGCCGGGACGTGCAGGCCAGTAGGTCGCGGTGCGGGCGTTCAATCCGTGCTTCAGCGCGTTGAAGCGCGTGCGCTGCGCCTCTTCAGGCGTGGGATGACCGTGCAGGTTCGCGGCGCTGGCTGCCTTGCCGGCCGCCGTCGTCGGGCCGGTGGCACTGGCCCACATTTTCAGCAGATGGCGCGCCTGCTTGGCCTGCGTGGCTTCATCCCCGCACTGGCGGCACCGCGCGTAGTAGCGCCAGGGATGCCAGGCATCCTCGGGCGCGTCTTCGATGCGGTCCGGGTTCTTGTCAAACCGGTGATCGCAGGTAAGGCAGTGAAAATTGACTTCGTCTAGCTGGTCGCGGACTTTTCCCATCCTGCGATTGGAAACCCCGCAACGCGGCGGGGCTACGGGCAGCTACTCGATGCGCACGCGGCGCCGCGATCGCGGTCGCGGGTGGCGCGTATCCTGTCCGGTACCGCTGACGGGATTCACGAAGGGCGGCTGCGATTGCCCAATGCGTTCGCGGATCTCCGCTTCCCACTGGCGTGCCCACCTGGCCATGTAGTGGCGGCATGCGGCCTCATCCGCCAGAAATTCATAGCGCGGCGGCCTCCGCGGCGAAATGCACAGGCGCCAGGGAGCGCCGGGGTCACTGTTGGCGGGGCAGGCATTCGCCAGCAGTTCGCTGCCCAGGTAGAGCCCGGGCCCGTCCAGGTAGTCGCGGAATTCGAAGCCGGTGGGTAGATCGTCCACGCGACCATGCTAGCGCGAGCGTAGGCGCTGTTCAGTGCGCGCGGTCGCGCTCGGCGGGACGATTCCAGGTCCAGATCCACTTGCGCCGGCCGCGCCGGCCAGTCCTGGTATCCGTTCCACTGCTGCTGAATCCTGCCCGGGTCCACCCGTCGAAGCGGTACAGGTTGCCGCTATGCATGTCCGCGTCCTGGTAGCTGACGGCGTACTGGACGCCTAGCCCAGGGAATACAGCTTCGCGCCACAGCCTAAGCACCACACGGCACGCCCACCTTTGTCCTGCACAGATTCGGGACAGTTCGACACCGTTGGAACGGTCGATGTGCGACAGGCCCCCGCCTACGTGCTCGCGGATAAGTGATGACGTGGTGGCGATCGCTATCGGCTCGCCATGGACGAACAGTGCATGACAATGCTGCGCCTGGCTGTTCCCGCGCTCCAGCGGTCCCATCTTGTGCTGCCATTCGACCAGCAGGCGGTTGGCATCCTGCAGGTCGATCTTGTCGAACGTAGCGAGCGGGAACAGCACGGCGTCAAGCCTCAGCGTAGGCTGCCGCGCGGCGACGCACCCACCGCTTCACGGATATGCGGCCTCGGCTTGGGACCTTCCAGCTGCTGGCGTTGCGCGCCGTCCTGCTTGTCCAGCGTGTCGCCCTGGCTGGCCAGCGGCACGAAGCCGGTGGGCGTCATCACGCGGGTGCCCACGGCGCGTAGCATGTCCACTTCTACCTTGGCGCTGTTGATGATGGTCTGGCCCAGCTCGCTGATTGCCTTGGCCTTCTCCACGGTCATGCTGGGGTCGCCGCTGCGCAGCGCTTGGATGGTCAGCTTCAGATCCTCGCGCAGGTCGTTAACGTCGTAGCTCATTTCGATTGCTCCTTTACGGTTCGGTTGATGGCACGGGTCAAAATCGCGCGTGCCTGGATGGCGCGGGCGATGTCTTTCGGATAGTTGTGCAGCGTGTTGCGGCGCATGTTCTCGGCCAGCGTCACCACTTCCAGCTTGTCGGCGGTGATCTGCGCCACGTCGAGCGTCTTCATGCCCGGTTTGAAGATGCAGATATGCCCTTCAGGGATGGGGCCGTGGGCGGCTTCCCACACCAGTACGTGCACCGGCCGCCAACGCATCACGGGAAACACGCTGGGGTCATCGGTGATCTTGCGCACTACCACCTTGCGTTTCGTGTCGTACTTCTCCGTGCCGATCGGCACGTAGTTGCGCGCCAGGTGTGCGGGCCGGCCCTTCTTGAACTGCGTTTCTGCCATGCGGCCCACCGCCCAGCCCGGGCGACGCTTTCCCTTGTTGGCCGGCACGCTGCCAGGCTTGATTCGGTTGGCGACGGTGTTGGGGTGTTCCGTGCCGTTCCACAGGTGCGCTAGCGGGTGCTTCGTGTAATCGGGCGACTTCTGCAGTCGCAGCGCGTGCGCACGGTTGTAGACCTGGAACTTCGTGCGGCCCAGCACGTAGGCGACCAGGAAGGCAGGGAAGTGGGGGAAGTTGAGGCGCAGCGTTTCGTCTTCGTCGGCGGTCCAGCGCCTGCGCGGCGCCAGGATCCCTTTCGATGCGGTCATGTCGATTGCCTCCGGCGTTTCCTGGACGTCTTCTTGCGTTCGCGCCGGTCGTGCTGGATGGCGCGGGTCAGTTGCGGGCTGTAGCTGGTCAGGTGCCAGCGGCCGCAGTGGTCGCACTGATAGATGCTGTTGGGCGACGCGGCGGCGCCGCGTGCGGTCTTCTGCATCTTTCCGACAGCCTTCGCGGCGGCCTGGTGGCGCTTGTAGATGCGCTTGCCGGTGACCGCGCAGATCGGGTGCTGCCCGCCGCCGTCAGCCATCATTCGCCGCCGGCAGGACCACGCCCTGGTTGCCCAGCGTCTGGTCGGTTTCTTCGCTGATCGACACGTAAACGCCAAGCTCCTGCAGGCGGACCATGTCCAGCGCGTACAGGTGGCCCGTGCGTCGCCCGTGAATGATCTTGTCCAGGCCGGACTTCACCACCAGGTCCGCTTTCTCCAGCTGGCTGGCGAAGACGCGGGCGGTTTTCACCGTCAGGCTGTTCCAGATATCGCGCAGGCGCATCGATGTCTGGATGTGGGACATGACGTCCTTGGGGCGCACCAGCAGCGCCGCCTTGCCGTCGACCGCGTCCACCTTCCACGGGAACTTGAATTCGCGGTTCTCGATTTCGCTGGCCAGCACTTCCAGGATCTGCACGAAGGGGTCGCGCTCGGCTTCGGTCTCCTTGATGTGCGCGTTCATTTCGGCGCGCAGGTCCTGCGGGAAGTTGCCGGTGCTGCGTGAGATACCGGCGAACTCGCACAGCAGGGCCCAGGCGGTCAGCACGGCGGCGTAGTTCGTCAGCATGCGCTTGGCGCCGGTGTCGCTGGGCGCAGCCCGGAATGCCTGCATCAGCCAGGTGCGAGATTCGTCCAGCACCTCCGCTACGCGCTCGCGGCGCAGGGTGGCCAGGAAGTCCAGCCATTGGCGCATGGGGAAGCGCGGCAGGGAGTCGGGCGGCAGCTTGCCCATGTTCACTGCGTGAAGGCTGCAGCGCACCACCTTGCCGGTCAGGGCGCGCACGGGCACGTCCTCGCCGGCCAGCAGCACCGGTGCGCACAGCAGGTATTCGGTCATGTCCGAACCGCGGCGCGTGACCGAATGCTGGTAGCTCTCCTGCAGGATGGCCACCGCCTTGTCGATGATGTCCTGCTTGCGTGCGGACAGTTCTTCCCAGCCCACCAGGTGGCTGGTGCCGCTGATACTGGTGATCAGGCGGAATTCGGTCTGCAGCGACTGGCCCGAAAACATCGTGAAGGACAGCGTGCGTTCCAGGCGCTTGATCTGCGTGGACTTGCCGCTGCCCTTGTCGGCCTGCATCACCATGTGTGGCCAGAAGTCGGTGAAGGCCTTCAGGTGGCCGCCCAGCGCCCACACCAGCGCCTGCGTCATGGCGTTTTTGCCGTAGGTGTCCTGGTAGGCGGTGATGATCTTGGCGGCATCCTCGCGGCGGCCGCTGTTGAACGTCAGCAGGTGATAGGGGCACTGCTTGTCCGGTTCGGTGAAATAGCAATCCGGGCCTTCGTTCACGATCGGCTTTCCATCGCGCCAGGCCAGGCCCACGAAGTTGATCGCGTCGCGTGCGCCGCAGTCGGCGGTGCGCTCCAGGATGTTCAGCAGACGGCTGAACTTCTGCTGGTGGTAGATCGGGCCCAGCTTCTTCCACTGGTCGACGTTGTGCAGGCGTTCGTCTTCCAGCACGCGACGCTGCAGGCGCTGACCGTGGCGCGCGGTCTGCACGCTGACAGCGAACACCGTCGCCGGCATCGCGTCGACTTCGCCGGTCATCGTGCTGGTAGCGCTGGCGATGGTGACGCGGGACAGCGAGGCCACGCGGAAGCCAGCGACGTCGCTGAACTTCATCTTGTCCTGGCCGCCGTCCGGATCCTCTTCCACCTTGTCCACGTAGGTGGTGAAGTCAGGTTTGCAGCGATAGCGCCAATAGATGGAAAAGTCATGCGGGGGCAGGAACACGCGCGACTTGCCGCCCGGGCCATCCTTGCCAGGCAGGCCGGCGATGGCCCAGGGCTCGATGACCTGCAGACGTTCCTTCAGCGTCTCGATGCCGAACTTGCTGGCGATGTCGGCCACGTCGTTGCATTCATCGCCGTACCACGTCGACGTGTCGACCATCTGCACCGCGACGTTCAGGGCCACCAGTGCTTCGTATGCCGCCCATGCGGCCATGTCGCCCGGACGCTCGCCCTTGTCGTTGGGCTTGTCAGCATCGAAGGCGAGGATCACGCGCTTGCCGATCAGCAGGCGCCAGTCGATGTTCGGCACGTTGCCGGTACCCCGCACGGCCAGCGCGGCGGTGAATGGCATCTTGCAGGCCTCGACGCACAGTGCATTGATCGCGCTTTCGACCACGTACACCGTGCGCGCCGACGACAGGTTGCCGCGGCTCATCACCCACGGATAGCCGGCCTTTTCGCCATGGGTCTGCGTCTTGACGTCACCGTTCAGCGCCGGATCGATGAACCGCTTATCCACGGCCATCGGCAGGTTCGTGGCTAGGTCCCGGCAGATGAAGGCGACGGCGGGACCGCCATGGCCGACCGTGTTGGGTTCCTGCCTGGTGCTGGTCCAGGTACTGAAGCCCAGCGCCTTCAGTCGGATGGCCTGGCGCACGGTCTCTTCCGGCACGCCGCGGCCGGCCAGGTACTCCACAGCCGGATCCGGTGCCTTCAGCACTTCGTCCGCCATCCATTCCATCTGACTGCGCTCGCGCGGCGCTTGCTGCTCGCGCTCGGGTTCGAAGGGCATGCCGTAGTCGTCGCCCAGCATCTTCACCGCCTCGACCGGGGTGCTGGCTGCGTTGATGTACTGCAGGAATGCGATCGCATCGCCCGACGCGCCGGTGTCCGTGGCTGATGCGCTGAAATCCTTGAATAGCCACTTTCCGCTATTGTTCTGATAGATCGACAGCGACGGGTTTTTGTCTGCGTGGTGCGGCGCGCACCAGTTGCCCTTCGATCCGCCTGGGCGTTTCAGTCCGTGGCGCGTGGCCACGTCTTCCAGGTTGATGACCTGGTTCAAGCGGTCGATATGCCGCTTCAGTTGATCTTTGAATTCCATGCTGTTCCCCGAAGTGAAGCCGTCCACCGGCGGCTGTGCCGGTGGAGAAAACCGCCCCCTGGCGGCGTCGGGTTACGCGCTACAACAGCTTTTCAGGCAGCGTGCGGGGCGTGAACCGCTTGCGGCGTCGGCGCGTCAGTCGCATACCCAGCGCCCCGCATTGATGCCGTGGTCGCGCAGGAAGGCCACAGCGCGGCCCAGCGAGTCGGCGGGGAGATAGACGTGGTTGCCATCCAGCAGCAGGCTGCGATCGCTGAACTTGATCTTGTCGGGCTGGCAAGCGAACGCCGTCAGGTCGACCGGCTTCGTGGTGTCGTCGGGCGCGTGGGCGGTACCGACCACCACGACGGTGCCGGCAAAGAAGATGCGCGCCACGATGGCCGGCGCATTGGTGCGCACGGTGATGATGCTGTCAGTTGTCATGCGATATACGTCCTAGAAGGGTAGGTCTGCGGCGCTGTCGTCGTGTTCGACGTAGGGGTGAACCTTCCAATCGCCGATCGGCTCGGTCGGCGTCCCGTTCCAGTTGTTCCAGGCTTGAAGTGCTTCCAGTTCTGAAGCCCTGCTAGGTCCGTAGTGACCACACGGACACGCGACCACCGACATTTCGTCATCGTCCCCGTCCGGCATAGCCGTTGCTTCACAGCCCCCGCAGTGGGGGCAGGCGGCGCAGGTGTAGCTTCGGGAACGGCTGTCTTCCCCTTTGGCGTTGCCGTATTCCCACACCTCGGTGGCGTTGGTCCTAACGCAACTGCTGCAGAGATCAGCGGCGACCCACCAGCAGCGACCCGGGCAGGCTCGGTTCTGCGTGCACCCACACACGCGGCAACGGCGCGCGCTCATGCGCCCTCCTGGAACACTTCGATTTCGTCCAAGTCGATTTCGTCCAGTCCTTCGACATCGATCAGCTTGAAAGTGTTCGGCGGGAAGCCTTCGGCCTCATCAAACTGTCGCTGTAGGCCGGAAAGGGTCAGGCGGTCGCCGTATTCCACAGCTATGCCGATAAACTCCGCTGCGACCATCAAGAGCGCCGCGCGCTTCACGTCTCCGTCTGCGGTCGCCAGGCGTTCGTCGGCGCCGCTCCAGAAGCTGTTCACGTGCTGCGCGATCTCTTCTGTGAAATTCGTGTCGTCCACCTCAACGGCGACGCGGACCGGGTAGGTGAATCGGTGCCCATCCTTGAAGATCCAGCGGCTCATTGCGCACCGCCTTGCATCTCCACCGGCACCGGCGCTTCAGTGCTGACGCGGCTGGGCGTCAGCGGACCGCCGAAGGTGATCAGCGACACGTACACCTTGCCGGTGAATAGCACGCGCAAGACTTCGCGCCAGGTCATTTGCCAGCAAGCGGTGACCTCCATCCCATCGGGCGTCCGATAGGCCGGAAGCGGCAGATATTCCGGCTGGTCCTTCGCATAGACCACATTCTGCTGCGGGAACTCGACCGGCCTCATTCGAACACCTGCGCGATCTGCGCGGGCGTCGGGTCGACCAGTTCCACGGTGGCCGCCAGCAGCAGCATGGCGGTGTAGCCGTCGCCGGCCACGTCGGCCTGCTTGGCGATTTCGTGTCCGGTAGCCAGCAGGGACATGCCGGTTTTGTCGGACACGCGCGTGATGATGCCGCCCAAGTCGGCCATCTTCGCGGCGTAGGTGTCGCGCAGGTGCGCGCGCACGGTGCGGCGGGTCTGCGCCATGTCTGCGGAAATTTCCAGGGCTTGTTCCATGGTCAGGCGTCCCCGTCGTGGTGGCGGATGTTTTGCACCGTCGAGGCGTGCGGTTCGCCGGGTTTGAACATCCGGCAGGCGGGCGAACCCGCTAGCACGTCGGTGGCGCGGCTGTCGGACCAGGCGCGGGTCATAAGGGCGCACTTATAGAACCGGCGATCGCGGCCCTTGCTGCGCACCGTGCGCACGCGGCAGTGGTCGCAGGTGCTGCAGGTTTCGCCGGCCGGGCCGCTGCCTGGGGGGGCGGCGTGGCCAGCGGGTGCCGGGAACGCGCTGTGCGCGCTCTGGCGGCGCGCCGGCTCTGCGGCGCCGAACAGGGTGGACTGCATGGGGCGGCTACTCTCCGTGCGCATTTCCGGCCTCCTGGGGCTCGGGACGTGGGATGTGGATCAGGGCGTAGGACTCGCCCAGGCGAATGGCGTGGACCAGGTCCTGGTCGCCGCCCAGGCAGACACGCACCGGGGCCTTGTCGGGCGCGTGGTAGGCCTCGGCCATCAGCACGGCGGCGGTGACCGGCGGCGCGGCGCCCATGGCGATGTGATCGGCGCAACTGCGCAGGTAGGTGGCCAGGCGTGCATAGCCCTGCACTTCGAAGAAGCGGCCCAGGGCGATCAGCCCGCGGGGATCCGCCGGTAGGTGCGGCGCCAGGTGGGCCGGCATGGGCACGTCGACGGTGACGATGGGGCCGGCCATCAGCGGAACCCCGCGCGGGCCTGTTCGAAGGCCTGGTTGACCTGGTGGAAGCGCTCGGCGTCGCCAGTCAGCCGGTCGGGGTGGAACGTGCTGCGAAGGCGGCGGTGTGCGTCCTGGATCGTGGCCAGGTCGGCGTCGGCGGGGACGCCCAGCACGTCGGTCCAGTGGGCCGTAGCGTGCGCGCCAGGCGCGGGCAGGGCCACGAAGCCGGCGAAGGCCTGGCGGATATCACCGACGCCCCAGCGCTCCATGGCGCGCAGGGCGCCGATATGCGCCGCGATCGCGGCCAGGTTGTCGGGCATGCGGTCCCAGCGGTCGCACGGCATGCAGTGCGGCACGCCGTCCAGTTCGAAGTACACCGCCACGCCTGGATCCGTGGGCAAGCCGCGGCCGCTGTACGGCAGGCCGTCGCGGCGCAGCTGCATGTCGCTGCTGATCACCACCAGCTTCGGATCGATGCGCCAGGGTTTGCCCGCACGGGTGAACGCGCTGATTTCAGCCATCAGGCGCGCGGTGGCGTTGCTGATGGTGACCTGGCGCAGGGATGACCAGTTCGTGCCGGGCTCGCGCTTGCCGAACTTCGCGCGCTTGCGTTCCGTGGGTGGGGTGCGCATGACGTGGGCCGGCCACGTCAGGGGGTAGGCATCGGAAGGAATGGTGGCCATGTCAGCCGTCCCCCCGCACGATGCGTTCGGCTTGCACCAGGTGCTTGGAATCCGAACCGATGCGCACCAGCGCTTCCAGGATCGTGTAGCCCATGTCCTGCAGCCAGTCGGCGCGGTTCAGCACTACGGCGGCGATCAGGCTTTCGCCCGTGCTGAGCGGGCCAGTGCCATCGTTCTGGCGCGCAAAACGCGCGCAGGTCACGACATCGTCCAGGGTCATGACTGCACCTCATGCGCGGGGATGTCGGGCATGTCGGCCTTCCACAACGCCAGCAGATCTTCCAACTGCTGGATGGCGTCTTCGCGCTTGACGGTGTTGATCCAGCTGGCACGGCCAGGGGTGAACACAATCAACATGAAGGCGAAGCGCGTGCCGGTGACGGACTGGATGTCCTTGTCTAGGCGGCGCGCCAGGTTCTGCATTTCCTTGCTGACCGCGATCGTCTGCGGCGTCATACGTTCGTGGCTCATAGCGTCCTCGGGGTGGCGTTCTTGCGGGCGGCCAGGACCAGCTCCGGCGGGAAGCACGGCACAGCGCCGGCAGCCATCAGGGCTTTCACCTGGGGGTGTTCAAAGAAGGCGACGCGGTCGGGGTGGTTGGCTTTGATTTCGCGCCACACCGCGTTTTTGTCGGCTTGGCTGAGCGCGGATGCCGGCACCTGGCGGTCGACGGTTTCCAGGAATCGGCGATCGCCGTCGTCCAGTTCGCGCGCCGGCTGCGGGCGCGCCATCGGGGCGGTCAGGCAGCGGTTGCTAGAAGGGACGGCCACGGCGTTCGGCCCTCCGAAGCACGTACAACACAGTCAGCGGCCAGATCACCAGGGCGGCGTACTCCTGCCACGTGTCCCAGCGTTTCATCACGGCGCGGTAGCGGCCGTTGGCATCCATCGCCATCAGGACGAAGGACCCGATGCTGGCGTAAAGCACCACCAGGATGATGGCGATGGCGACAAGGGCGACGGTGTTCAGCTGTTGGATCATCGGCAGGCTTCCTCGGCGGCGCGTTCGATGTCTTCGCGCGTGGGCAGGGTGTAGACGGTGGTGCTGGCGCGGCTCGCGTGGCCAAGCAGGACCTGGACAACGGCTTGCGGGTCGCGGGCTTCGGTGCTGGCGATGACGCGCTGGGCATAGGTGTGGCGCAGCCAGTGCGGGCTGACGTCCACCTGCAGGCCGGCGGACTGGCGCCACGCCTGCAGGCGGTGCTGGAAGGACCGTTCGGACATGGCCTTGCCCAGCCGGCTGCAGATCAGGGGTGCGTCGTCGTCGTCCGGGCAGCGCATCGCACGGCGCACGCTCAGTAGGTCGCGCAGTGCCTGTTCGGCGCCGGAATTCAGCGGGGTGTCGTAGCCGCGGCCACCCTTGGCGTGATCGTCTCCGGCATGAATGCGGCGCGTGCGTAGCGCGGTGCGCGCATCCCCGACTGTCAGACCGCGCAGGCTGCCCAGGCGCAGGCCACAGTGGCGGATCAGGCGGATCCAGGCGTGATCGCGCTTCGCATACATGCCAGCGTGCCGGCCGATATGCGCCAGCAGGCGCTTTTCCTCGGAACGCGTCAGGTAGCGTTCGAAGACCGCACGCGGCGCGGCGGCGGTCAGGAAGGTGTTCACGATAGTTACCCCCGGATGGACGAAGCGGCGGATGGCATCGCCGTGATGAAGTGGCTGGCGCGTTCGAACAGTCCGCAGCGCAGGCCGAAGGCGATCAGCGCGATCAGGACGCAAAGCGCCATCACGCGGTTCTCCTGCTGCAACTGCTCGCGGCTGATGGGCAGCGGCTTGTATTCCTCCACCGCGTGTTCGCCCGCGGTGTGGTGGACCTCATCGGGGTCCAGGACGCGGGATCCATCGCCGAAGTACTGACCCACGTGCAGATCGCCGTTGTCGTCACGGAAGCCGTGCACCGGCGTGTCGGGGTTGGCGACCAGGAAGATGGTCAACGTGCTGATGGGCTGGATCTGTTCGCTCACGGCGTACCTGCCTTTGCCTGGGCGGCTTTGTTGGCCAGGCGTTGCAGCAGTTCTTCGCGGAACAGCAGCGCCAACTTCGTGCCCGCGCCTTTCACTCGGAAGTCGACATCCAGCGGCGCGGTTTCGGTGGCGTGGGTGAAGCCTTTTTTCAGCAGGTTGGCCGGGGCGGCATGGCGGACTGTGCGGCTCATTGGGCGAGCGCCTCCAGACGTGACATCAATTCCAATCCGGCACGCACTTCTTTGTCGAAGCACGCGCGCACCTGGGCGATTTCTTCTGCGGTCACCCGGCCATCGCGCAACGCTTCGCGGATCGCTGCCGCTTTCTCGCCGGTCATTTCGTGCGCCGCGGCGTAGGCGTCCAGAATTTCGACGTCACCGGCGTCCGCATGAAGGGGAAGGCGGTAGCTGCAGTGACCGGTCAGCTGATTGACCGCGTGCAGGATCCGGAAATCGTCGGTGGTCAGCATGATGGCCACGGCTTCGGCCATCCCCAACTTGTGGTCGGGCATGGTCGGATTGGCCTTGTTGCTGAGCGTGCCTGCTGGCATGCCAATGCGTGGCGCCAGGGCGACGGCACCGCGCTTGCGTGCGCGGGCGTCGCTGAATTCGTGCACGGTCGCGTAGACAGCAACGTCTAGCGGGCCGAACAACTCATCTTCGGTTGTCATGTGAACCCTCAGCCACTTTTCACTGTTGAAAAGCGAGGGGCTCGGGGAGCATGACCCGCGGCATGGTTACAATCACCGCGAGGGACAATGGTCGACAAGCCGAGCCCTCACCGGTCCGGGCGGGACGGCAATCCCGCCCGGACCAACTCCCACCATTCACGCGGCAACGCTCGCGGCGGGCACTTAAAAGCGTGCAGTCCGAAGTTTTCCGAACGGGGCAGGGGGCGCCTGATCGGAAAGGCCGCTGCACCGGCCTGGTGGCGGATACCTGGGGGGCAGGTACCCGCCGCGGCGCGCATCGGGGGAGGGGATGCGCGCGAACCTCTTTACTGCTTAGGGCTGCGCGGCTTCATAGCCGCGTTCCATCAACAGCACCGCCTGCTTGGAAAAACTGCGCCCTTCCTTTTCGGCCATTCGTTCGACTTTCCGAAGAAGGCGGGCGGGGACGAGAATCGACGCTTTTGCCGTCGGTTCTTTGACGCTCTTGGGTTTGCGCTGTGGCACACTGCGACCGTTTGTCATGTCTGAAAAGTTCCGATTAGTTCGGATATTTGCGTAACAGGGACGGAAATTACTCGCATATCCGAACCGTGTCAACCATTTTTATTCGGATATTTGCGTATGAACCCACCATCCGCAGCGGAGGCCTTTCCCACACGGCTGAAACTGTTACTAGGCCCGCGCCGGATGACACCCTGGGCGACGGCTTTAAAGATCCCGTCCGGGACCATGACCCGCATGTTTCGGGAGGGGATCCCGCCTACCTACGAAACCCTGTCAAAGATGATGCGCACCGAAAACGTCAGCCTGTCCTGGCTGCTGGGTGCGAACTGTCCTGCGTACCTCTACACCGCCACCACCAGCGATGCGGCTACGGCCGAAGAAGTCGAGATCCGCGTTACGGATGAACGTGGCTGGCGCATCCACGTCCTTTCGGATGGTGATGCGTGCGCCGTCGTGCTGACACAGCCCGCGTGCTTTATCGACAAGGCGGCGCGCATCGATTACTTCGCCGTGGAAGTGATTTGCGGTCCGGTAGGCGAGCGAACGGCGGCGGTTCTGGCCATCGGGGCCCCGGACAACGTCGGCCAGCTGGTGAAGCTGACGCGAGACCAGATGCAGACGATCTACCGGGAAGGGGTGGGGTCCTTTCAGCTGATTGGCGGCCACGGTGTTCCTGGGCTGCTCGATCTGAAGGGGTTGGCGGATGACTGGACCCCTGAGCGGCTCGCGGCCTTTCGAATAGAAGCCGGCGCATGCGCCGACCTTGACCCTGCGCCGGAAGACGGTGTGCCGGCCGCACTCAGTCGCCTGGTGCACGCCTGGGCTCGCTTCACAGACTCAGAGCGTCAGGCGGTCGGTGTGCTTGTGGAACCCCTCATTGAGCGGGCCCGGGCGCGTGTCGACCCGCTTGCCGTCTCTACTGGATACGTTGCACCCGGGCCCTAG